TATAAGATTATATTATGGCGTCAACAACACCCTATATTCCATACCAAGGTGGTATTACAATTGAAGAATTTATAGATTCTATACAAACAGAACTAAATATTTCTTGTGCTTTACCTAAGACATTACCTGATGAAGCAATTAGATTAATTGTTGAAAAACGTGCACTTCCTTGGTTTTATAGATCATATCAATATGCTGTGCAGAAATTATATTTTTTTATACACAAAGCCGCGTTTAAATGTGAGGAGTTTACAAATTATAGATATGTGACTGTTCCATGTGAGATTCAATCAGTTGTTTACTTATATGAAGTAAGAGGTGATTCTTTATATCAGTTGGGTATAAACACTCCAAATCTTTCAGTTAATTTAGGGGTCACCAATCAACCATATTTATCATCCTATGTAACCACAATTGGTGAACTAGGTGTTTATAAAACTATACTAGATTCGATGTCTGATATGCTAAATCAGTTGAATAAGTATACACTTAAACATCATTTCAATCAATTGAATCATAGACTTCACATTTTAACTAACGTTGAACATAATGTGATTATGGAAGCATATGCGAACATACCAAATGAGAATTTATATAGAGATGATTTATTTTACAAATATGTTGTTGGATATTCTAAAGTACAGTTGGGTAATATGGTCGGTAGGTACGATTTCACGCTCCCGGGCGCGATAAAGATACAGGGTGCTGATTTAATATCACAGGGTCAAGCAGAAATTAAAGAGGTGGAGGAGTTTATTAATGGGCAGAGCAACAGCTCGTTCTTCATAATGGTGAAAAAATAGCTTACTTTACTAGGGGTGGTTATTTTTTAATATATAGTTTATGGAAGAAGAAATAAAATACACTATTTATAAACTAATTGATCCAATTTCGGGTGAAATTAGATATATTGGATTAACATTTAATACCTTAAAGCAGCGATTAAAATCTCATTGTTCAGAGAAATCAAAATCACACAAATCGAATTGGGTTCAATCTCTTAGAAGTAAGGGTTTAAAGCCAATTATAGAAGTCATTGAGAGTGATATATCATCATATGATGAAGTTTGTGATCGTGAAATTTATTATATTGATAAATATCAATTAGAGGGTCATAAATTGACAAATATGGCTAGTGGTGGAAATAAAAATAAAAAGATGTCCGATGAAACACGTAAAAAGATGTCCGAATCTGCCAAGAATAGGAAATTTAAACTAGTCTTATCTAAGGAAACTAAGGAGTTAATAAGTATGAAGTCTATAGAGAGGTTTAAAGATGATAGTGAGAGAGAAAAATTGCGAATTTCAAATAAGAGATATGAAGATTCTAAAAGTAATGAACAGAAGTTGCAAGATATTTTAAAACAAAATAATAAATTTGTTATTCAATATGATAAAGAAATGAATTTTATAAACGAATACCCATCTCTTAATAATGCGAGTAAAAAGATGAAAATCGATGTTAGTAATATTATTAAATGTTGTAAGGGAGTTTATAAATCCGCAGGTGGTTTCATCTGGAGGTATAAGAATTTAAATATTTAATATTAATATATAGGACAATGAAATATTTAGAAACTTTTGAAAATAAGGGGAAAGATAAGATTAGTATTTTTCAGATGAAATCTGATTTAAATGATATATTTGTAGATTTTATACAAGATAAGAGGGTTTCATATTTTTTAGACCATAAAAATATTATGGAATTGAAGGAATAATAATTACTATCTCTAAGAAATCATACGATGGTGATGATAATTCTTCTGGAGAATTCAGATTTACCCAAGAGGGTATAGATGATATCATCAGGTCTTATAACTATGCAAAAGATAATGGGTGGCAGACAACATTTCAATATTCAGTGGAAAATACAATGAAGAAATTTTATGTAGTTAGAGATAGAATTAGAAATTTTGATACACAGTGGATGACAGAAGATTGGCCAAGCACAAGAGTAATTAAATTAACATTTGTATAATATTATGGAACATTTAAAGAAATATAATGAGAGTAATTTCAGAAATTTACCAGTTAAAATTGATCTTAAACAATTGTATCATGATATGAAAGATATTTTTATAGATTTGGAACAAGCTGATAATATTTCTTTTGCATTATCAATATATGGTAATGAGCTTAGAATTAGAATAATGACAAAAGATGGTGGTTTTTTCCGTTTTAACGATGATATAATATCAGATGTTATTAGGGCACATGATTATGCAAGAATGAATAATTACTATACTACATTTAGTTATAATAGCGGTAATAATGAGAGGTTTATTTATAATGTTAATGATAGATTTAGAAATTCAGATTTAGCTTGGTTAGGAAATGGTTATAATCCAAATGTTTATAAAATATCCTTAAATTTCTATGATAAATCACCTAGTAAATAATATAATATATAGGCTATGAGATATTTACAGAAATATAATGAGAGTAATAGTTATGAGGTTAATAAGATTATTGATTCTTTAATAACTGATATAATTAAAGATATTGAGTTAGAATTTATTGATTTTTCTGATGATAATAGATATTCTCTTGACATTGATACAGAGTTTGCTTGTAGTTATTGTGATGATAGGGGTTTCGTATATGATGAAGATGATGATTATGGTGTTATTATTGATGTTAGAATTGAAAAAAGCACTGATAATAGCTATCTAACTTCTTTTAAAGACCTAATTAAACATTCTGATTATTATAAAGAATTCTATCTTGATTTAGAGGTTTGTGTTAATCGAATTGTTGACAAGTATCCGAATAATTTAGCATTTGGATTAGAACGGCTTAGTAATTCAAATGTTGTAATTACTTTATTTATTACTGACATAATCACATATAAAATTTTAGAAATAAATGATGAAGCACATTAAAACATTTGAAGCGGTGTCTAATCAGGATGACGACATAATAACAGATTTGGAAGATATCTTTATAGATGTGGTTCAGGATGATGATTTTAATATTAGTGTTGAAAATCGTAGCGGTATCGGAAGAACACCGAGTTCTATTCTTATAATAATAGAACTTATAAAAGGTGGTAATACATTTAAACTTAGCCAAGAGATGATAGATTGTATAATTAGATCTGGTGAGTATATAAAAGTAAAAGGTTATTCTGTAGATTTCAAATATAAAACGACAGATGAGTATACTGCTATAAGATGGAAAAACTTTTGGTACGTTGATGATGTGCTAAAAAACTATAATTATGAGATAATGGAAGTTGGTATGGGAGTAAAAGGTTTGATGTTGCTTTATAATGGTTAAAAATGAGATATTAAAAATAATGAAGTATATTAAAAGATTCGAAGGTAAGATTGATGAAGAAAATATTCATATAATGCATGAAGATTTGAAAGATGTTTTTATAGATGTGATACAAGATGATAATTTCATAATTGATAGTAGAGTTAATTTTTTTGATGATACTATTACATTCACAATTATTAAAAGAAAAAATACGTATTTTAAACTCACTCAAGAAATTATAGATTGTATAATTAGGTCAAATGATTTCGCAAAAGAAAAAGATTATGTGGTGAAATTCGAATATAATAGTGATGGTGTTTGGTGTGAGTTTAGAGTTGATGGAGATAAACTTGTGAAAGTTGTTAGTTTTTTCATGCGAAATAAATTACTTGATATTGAATTAAATAAAAATTGGCCAGAATTACTGACACTTCGTTTAAAATATAAATAAGCAAAATGAAACATATAAGAAAATATAACGAAGGAAAAGAAATTTCACCACAAAGAAATGCTAAGGCAGAAGAAATATATGAAAATATAATAATGGAATTTATCCATTTTGTTGATGATAGTAATTCAAAATATGACTATGAATTTGAAATTATTGGTGGTGATGGCGAATACCTTGATTTTGAGTGGGATGATGACTATGAATTTGTTGCTTGCCTTAATATTAAAATCAAAAAATATAGATATAAAAAAAAGGAAATGAGTATTAAACAATTAATTGATGGTGGTGATTATTATAAAGAATTTTACCTAGATTTAGATACTTCTATAAAAAGAGTCTTTGATATGTACCCAAAGGTGAAATTGAGTAAAGAGAAAGAGAATGACATTTACATCGAGTTTATTATTGATGATGAAATTTAATATATGATGATGATGAAACATATAAACGAAAATAAGTTATTAAAGATTGTAAATTTTAAGGATATGAAATCTTGGAGTGATCCAGATAAGCCAGAGATTAAACCATTAGACACGTCTTATATTGATGTGATATTTGAATAACTTTAGGTTAGTTGCTGATCATGATGTGATTAGTAGAATGGTATCAGAAGATACTATAAATGATAGGATTAAAAACTTTGAAATTGCGTTAAGTAAATTAAAAAATATAGTATAATTATTATAATAATTGTTTTATATAGGCTTCTAATGAAAATTCTTCATTTTCCCCTAACCAATCAATTACATCTTGTTTAAAATATCTATCCCATAAAGGATCAACACAAGGTAGTGAATCCACACCATTTAAAACTTTAATAATTCTTCTAAGGTCATTTGTGTTCAAATCACCATTAGTTACTTTATCTATCAACCCATGAGTATTAGTTGATTCTAAATCAAATTGGTCATGGAATATAATATATGAATTTACCATACTTTTAATCAAATCTAATTCTTCATCCGAATATGACTTGATACTCTCATATACTTGTTTATTTTTTATATGTTTCATATATTGTATATATTATCTCCACCTAACCGATTGAAGGTCAATTAATTTTCTACCACCACCATAGCTAATTGCAGATTGTAAACATTCAGTTAAATATTCTAATTGGTCAGTAAGATTCATTGTTTTCAATTTATTTAATTTTACTGTGCCTTCAACTCTATTTTTCTTATCACCTTGTCTAGCAGATGCGCTTCCATAAAATTCCTTATATTTTATATCATCTATTTCTACTATTCTTCCAGGTGAGTCTAGGAATGCTGACATCATACCACCTGCCATGACCATAGAGGCGCCAAGTACAATGGACTTCGCTATATCTGCTGGGTTTTTAATACCACCATCTGCTATAATATGTTTTCTAGTAACACTAGCACATTCATTGACTACTGAAGCTTGTATATTTCTAGAACCAAATCCTGTTGTTGGGTAGGTTGTACATGCCGATCCTGGTCCAATACCAATTTTTATAGCATCTGCTCCCCATTTGTCTATATCACGGGTAGCATCAATTGTTGCAGCATTACCTGCAATTATAAATGAAGCTGGTAATTTCTCATTTACAAACTTAATCATTTTCTTCATTTTCTTACAATGCCCATGTGCTATATCAATTGTAATAAATTCAGGTTTTAACTTTTCAGAAACTAAATTCTCTATCAAGTCATAGGAATCTTTATTAACACCAATAGATATTGATGAATATAGCTTTTTTGATTTCATGTCTTTCACAAAAGCCACCATATCAATATTAAATCTGTGCATAACATAGAAATAGCCTTCTGTTGCTAATTTCTCACACAAACTTTCATTTATTACTGATTCCATATTGGCTGGAATTACTGGGTTCTTAAATGTAAAGTCACCTAATTTTATTGTAGTCTCACATTCGGATCTACTATCTACGTCACTATATCTAGCGATTAGATTTATATTATCATAATCGAAATTTTGATTCATATTTTATTTGTTATTTTTAGTAAAAAATATATTTACCTTCTTCTTTGATGCAGTAAATTGAAATTGGGTATAGTTTAATATTACCATCTATTTCCTCAATCATAAATCTTATACAACCATCTATCATTTCATTTGTTATTTTAATGGTTGCACCATCCAAATCTTTGAAGATTACATAGTTTACTACATCAGATTCTTCAATTTGTAAGAAATTATTCTTCCCTAAAATTTTACCTAATTGACCTTCTTCAAAATATGCTTTTTCTATAAGGTTCTCAAGTGCGGTGTTATCTGAGAATTCAACTTTAATTTCATGTTTACTCATATTATTATTATTATTTAATTTAAATTAGTGTTCTTATTTTAGTGTTTAAAAAGGAAAAGTTTAAAAAGAGATTATAAAAAATTAATATATATGTTATAATATCCGGAGGTTTAAATGTACCTCATTTTGGGACCGGTTATAGTTATAGGCTATAAGGAAACATCGAATTCGCTCCTCGGTGTTTTCACTTTCTTAACCTTGTGTAAATTTACTCATACAGACTATCAATGTTACCATAAGAGAAATCATTTTTAATACCTAAAACTTCTTGTTTTTCAAACCCTTTAAATTTAAAGTAATCATCAACTCTTTGTCTAGATTCATCAATTAGTTCACATGTATCAGAATCAGAACCAATGTAATAAATTTCAGGATATCTAAGAGTTATAGTATATTTTTTTCTGAAAAATAATTGGGTTTCATTATCTATTATATCTACAATTAAATTTGAATCTTTTAGTTCTAAGAAAATATCTTCACAATCATAAATTACCTCATTGATGTCTAACTTACCCTTATAAATAAAGGTATGTACAGGTTTACAAAAGTCTTCGAATGATAGGTATTTCATGATAGTATATTGTTTAATAGTATGTCACGAGTATCTTGTTTACTTAATTTCACCTCATTAGATATTGATAATTTAAAATTAACACCAATAGTCCCATCATTAAATTTCGAGGAAATTGTATTAGTGTCTAAAAATGCAACTAAGTCCCAAATTTCTAAGTCATTTATATTTGATTGTTTAAAGTACAGAATCTCGTTTTTTGATTTTATAATTTTGAATCTCATTATATCTAATAAAGTATTATTATCTTCATCATTTTTAATATCTAACATAATGGTATCATATGTAGTAATTGGCACCCTTATTCTTAATTTAACAGGTTCCATGCTATAAAACATATCTTTACGCATTTGTGTCTTCCAATTACATGGATATTCTTTATCTCTATAATAAAATAACATTATTACAAATATAGTAAAAAAAATTAGTATTGAAAAATAATATATAAAGAAAAATAATATTTTATGAAATTTTTAAAAATATTCGAAGAGTTTAGTGTCCCAGATGAGGATTTAAATTGGAGACAATTTAGGTCATGGTTATATAGCCATGATTTTAAATCACATGATGGTGAAGATGAGTTAGAAAAAAAGTTTAAGGAAGTTTCAAATGATTCTGATATGATCTCACAAGAAAAGGCTGATGCTATTTGTGATTACGTTGAAGATAATTGGGGATTAGAAGCTGGTTATAGTGATGCTTATTTATACTTGAAAAATATATTCGATGGTTAATATGAAAATAATAAGAACTAGATTGAAGCCTTATGGCGAATCAACCGAATTTATATCATTACCAAATGATATGAAATCATTGATACAAGAGAATGATAATAAATTATTTCATTTTCTTGTTGAGCATGATAATGTTAGTACTGTAAAAGAATATGGTGTTGGTAGTATAGATTCTGACTTAGTAGATAGTGTAATTCCAGTAAAGAATAGCAATTATGTTATTTTATTTAATGAGAATGGTGTTATCGAAATAGATGAAGATAATGTGATGTTATTTGAATCATTGCCTAGACAACACACTGTTGATCAGTGGAAGATGTTAAGAAAAATGACTAAGGGTATTGATATCGGTGATAGGATATCTGATTTAACAAAACAGGGTGCTAATATACAATATTGTAGAAATGCAATAGATAGTGGTATTGAATCATATGAGGATTTTGAAAATCATAATAAATCATTTGTACCATCTTGGAATCTTAAACATTTAAAATCACCATTCCAAAAGAAAAAGAAGAAATAGAATGAAATTTATAAAATTATTTGAAAATTTTAAGGGCCAAAATATCTTAGATGATATTAAAGATATTTGTTTAGAATTGACAGATATTGGATTTGTGGTGAATTTCGAAAAATATAAAATCTTCGCAGATACTAATATACATTTAATTAAAATTAGGAGACCATATGCAAATATTGATGGTCGAACAATAGACCCAGTTGAATTCGAATTTGATGAAATAGAAGATGTTGCATTGAGATTGGTAGATTTCTTAGGTGATAAATATAGAAATTATAAATTTGTTAATGTTAGGAAATATTTGTTTGGGGATATGAATGATATTAGTAAGGCGGGTGAATTAGGTAAATTTACTGGTTTTGATATTAAATGGGAAGAGCAAATAGAAGTTGTTGAAGATATTAATGAGAGTAAAGTACAAGATAAGATAGAATTATTACAAGACTTGGCATTAGTTTTGAAAGATGATGGTCTTGATGTTAAAATTTATAGTGGTAGCGTTGGTGGTCAAGAACAGATATATAGTGACAAAAATTCTATTTGTGTTGAAATATCCTATAAAGATTATCATAAGGGATGGAGTCCTGATAATTATTTAGATCTTGATGAAGATGGTCAAATTGTTGATAAAATATCAAATAATAATTTTAGAGAACTAGTTAAGGAATTTATAGATGAGTCTGAATCTTTTGGGTTGAAGGCGAGGAGTATAACATCAGGTTTCTATAATTATAGGATAAAATATGATAAATGGGGAACAATGACAAAATCACCTTATTTAGAAGATAAATATAAGATAACAGAATCACTTGGTGATGATAGTAATAATGATAAGTTTAAATGTGGATATGATAGTTTCTTAAAATTGGGATTTACAAGTGATTTAAAAACATCTGTGTTGAAAGGTGAGTTGATAATTGATATTAAAATTAATAAAAATAATACTGAGTTATTATTAATCGTTGAGGGTCATGCAGAATATGATTTATACCTTTTTTATCCAGATGACCCTTATGATGAAGATAACGTAACTATTGATGATATTGAAGGCGATTTATCAGATTTGATTGATCAGCCACTATTACAAGCAGAAGAATCAAGCAACAAAGAATATTATGGAGGTAAACAGATTGGGGTTTGGACTTTTTATAAGTTTGCATCAATTAATGGTTATATCACAATAAAATGGTTTAGAATTTCACCATTTAACTCAAGTGAAAATAGTTATTATTCAGAAAAAGTTACACTAAGTAAAGTAGGTGGAATATCAAGAGAAAAATTAGAAGAAATATATATAAAAATAAGTTAGATGTATATGAAATATTTAAAAAGATATAATGAATCAATTGATGATGAGGAAGCGAATAATAAATTTCGATGCGGATATGATAGTTTTTATAGTTCCGATTTAGGAATAGAGTTCTATTCAAGATATACTGGTGAAATATTCACTACAGCTAAACTAAAAGGTGAGATGATAATTGATATCAGAATAAATAAAGAGAATGATGAAATTTTATTCATTGTTGAGGGTCATGCAGAATATAATTTATATGTTTATTATAATGATGAAGATCCTAGTTGTGATGTTAATGTTATGATTGATGATATTGAAGGTGATTTATCAGATTTGATAGACCAACCATTATTACAAGCGGAAGTATCAAGTAATCAAGAGACTATTGAACTAGCAGGAGTATGTGGTTTTGATACACAAACTTGGACTTTTTATAAATTTGCAACAATTGATGGTTATGTTACAATAAAGTGGTGGGGTAGAAGCAATGGTTATTACTCAGAATCGGCAAATTTAATCAAATCAAAGCCCGTGTCAAGAGAAGAATTAGAAGAAATATATAAAAAAATTGATAAATAGGTGAAACATTTAAAAAAATACAATGAATCGAAAAAATCGAAACCATTTGATAAAGGTGATTTGGAATTAATTTTTGCGCACACATTTGATTTATGTGAAGATCATGGTATTCATGAAATTTATATTGATCCAAATGATGATGATAACTGGGCTAGTAATGATTTCAGTAATAAAGATTTAGAATGGCATCCTGATAAATGTGATATAGGGTATATGATAAATATAGACATTTTACCGATGGTTGAGATTGGTGATTTAAAAGCACATATAGATATCGTGAATGAATTAGATACCGATTTGAATAGATTTATTGGAATGTATAATCCAACTTTCGTTAAATTTGATCAGGATATATTTCAAGTAATAGTAATAAAACCATAATTATGTTAAAAAGATATACACAATTTACAGAATCAAAGAAAAATTCAGATTATAGTATTTATTACTGGTTTGAGGATTTAAAAAGGCACAGATGGGATAATTCCATTAAAGAAAATGATTTAAAACATTGGGCTGAACATTTTATTGGTGTCGGGTATTATAATAAAATATCTAATAGAGTCGATGAAATTTTAGGTTCATTAGAAAAGCTTGATACTGATAATGTTTATAGTAGATTGTATGATGTTTTGGATGAATTACCTTTTGGTAAGAAGATTTTTGTAAGACGTGTTGTTGCATATTGTGATTATGATAATTATGATTATGATATAAATGGGCGTTATAATGGTATGCTGGGAATGGGAGATAAATATAATGATAATAAATTATCATTAATGATTTCTATGTTAATTACGATTGTTCAACCAACTCTTTATATGAGTGTTTTATCTACTGATATTTTAGTAAGAACTACAGAGTCACAGAAGTTAGTAACACGAGAAGAGTTCAATTGTTCAAATTTTAAGATATTAGATTATCTTAATCAAATGAGTAAACATTTAACAACTTCTGATGAACATTTATTACATTCGTCTAGAAAGGTGCAGAAATATTCATTAGATAAAATAATTGGATTGTGTTTTACACCTTGTTTACTTATTGATATTGGTGGATATGAGGATTCTTATAGAACAGGCAAATTTGATTTAAATAGAATTGAAGAATTGTTGGATGATGCCCTATTGAGTATTTTACCAGAAATTGATGACAATCATGTTATATGGGATAAATCAAGGGGGACTAGGCAATTTGATACTACTGATTTTTACGATTATACATTAAAAATATTATTAAATTAAATGAAAAAAATTAAGACTTGGAAAATATTCGAAAGTAAATCTGATTTTACTGAAACTTGTAGAATGGCATTTATCGATTTTATCGATTCTGGTTCAAGATTAGATAATTCTGGGCCTAACGAAATTAGTATTTTTATACTTTGTACATTTAATAAAAACACAACTTTCAATACGATTGATGAGTTAAATGATTCTAAGAAGAATGAATTTGAGGTAACACAGGATATTAAAACTGCGATAGATAGGATTAAAGATGATTTTGAAGTTGGTGTGAATATTGGTGTAAGAAATGGTGGTTACTTTATTACTTTAATAAATGGTTTTAGAAAAGGTGATTTCTTTATTTATAATGATAGTAATGTGTTTCTTAATTTGCATTCTTTAAAAAGGATTTTAGGTTTGAGGTATTGTGATATAAAATTTTATAATGCTAGGTCATCTAAGTACTCATCTCATATAGCATTTGAATTTTCAGATTCTGAGGCATTAGAGGATTGTAAAGATGCGATTATTAAATATATGGGAGAATGTAAAATAGGTGATGATGATTATCTAAACATAGAAACTAAAATTAATCATAGAGGTTTAAGTAAATATGAAATAGAATTTGACATTGAAATAGAAACTGATGGTGGTGGTTTATTGATGTTGAGTGATATTAGATTTGGTTTGAATCCAAAATATAATTATAGTATTTAATAATATCTTTAAACTTTAATATATCACCAGATACAATTAAAGCGAGATATGAAAATTTACAACGGAAAAATAGAAACAAGATTCTACAGAATTATACCATATATTATTGGCTACAGTTTAGTTTCAACTATTTAGGTACGAGAAATAGTTTAAAAGAATCTAGAAAAAAACCTACAAATATACGAAAATAATTACAAAAAAACAAAACTTTTTTAAACTTATTTAGTATAATATCTATCGGTTTAAAAGCCGAAATAAAAATAAATAAAAAGCAATTATGGCAGAATTAGATGAATTATTTAATGGTAATTTGGACGACAAAATGGACTTCCTTAAAGACCAAGTAAAATCAAACAATGACGGTATTTACCGTATCGATCTTTCAAAAGCGAAAGATAAGAAAAAAGGTTGGAGATCAGTAGTTAGATTATTACCTAACTTAACACAAGATTCCAAACTAGGACAATCAGCTATTGAGAAGATAGCACACTATGTGAAAATTAGCAACCCAAGAGAATTAAGTGGTTGGTTCGATTCACCAAAGAATTTCGGTGAAAAATGTCCACTAACAGATCTTTATTACAGTATGCAAAATTCAAAAAATGCAATCTTAATGGAGAAATCAAAAATGTTGAACTACTCAAAGAAATACTATTCATATGTATTGGTCTTAGAAGATGAACAACAACCAGAATTAGTTGGTAAAATTATGATTTATCAATATGGTAAGACAATTAAAGACAAAATCCAAGCAGAGAAAAATGGTGATATCACTGGTGTTCCATGTACAGTATTTGACCCTGGTGTAGGTAAAGATTTAGTTTTAATCGTTAAAGAAATTCAAACTGGTGATGAAACATATCCAGATTACAAAATGAGTATGTTCAAACCTGAAGTTTCTTCACTACCTATTTACTTCAAAGAAAAAGGCGAATTTAAATCAGTGCCAGTTGATGAAGATGGTAAGATTGAATCTAAGTATCAAGGTAAAGTAAGAGATTTCTTACTAGACCGTGAAAACGAACTCGAAGATTTCGCACCTCAAGTATTAACAGATGAACAACACGCAAAAATCTCAGAAATTACAAATTTCATGACTGGGAAAGCAGCAAATTCTTATGCTAATGCCGAGAAATCACCTTCTACAGATGACTTTAATCTAGATTCAAATTTTAGCGAATCTACTAATGATAATGCAGAAGAGGACGAAGATGACTTCTTCAATGATATGTAAAAATATCCACTTTTAATAAGAATCCTATATATTTTTGAAATGTATAGGATTTTTTTTAAACAAACAAAAGTATACCCCTATAATATATAGAAAAATAAAACAAAATAATATATGGACATTTCAAATAAATCATTTAGAAATAATAAAACAGGTGAAACTATTAAAGTTTTAGATGCATTTGAGGATATTGCAATTTTGGAAAGCAAGGAAAAAGTAAGTGTTACTGCTCTATTAGATCCAAGTCAATACACCGAACAAATCGATCCAACAACATTTTTTAATACACAATCAGCTTATGATTCATTAGCAGATAAGATTAAAAGTATACCAACTGAAAATATGGTTGATGATTCATTAGCCAGTAATTTTGGTGGCGAAGTTATGCCTACTACTAGTGAAAGTGCGGTATACCAAACTTCCGAAGAGGACGCAAAAGCAGAATTAGCTAAAAAATATGGAATTCAAGGTGATGCATCATCAACAAATGTTGATAATGTGGTCGAGAAACAAAATGAAGCATTTGAAAGGATTTTAAACCCAAATGTACCAGAAATTGAACAGATACGATCTAGACCAACTAATGTTGTGGTTAATGGTGAACCACAAAGCCAACCTGTTCAACAACAGGTTCATAATAGACCTCAACCAGTTGAAGACCCTATTCTTACCATGTTTAAGCATGTTAAAAGAATAATAGAGTTGGATATCACAATTGATTTTAATGATAAAATCCCTAGATTAGATTTTATTGAAATGATGGAAGATTCTTATGATACTTCTATAATTGATTTCTTAGCAAATGAATTTACGAATAAGATATTACAAGACCCTTCTAAAATTAAAGATATTTTTAAAGAGAAGATTGAAAAATTAGTTTATGGTGATAGAAAACCGGAAAAGAAAGTAAATAAACCAGTTGCTAAAAAATCAGTTAAATTGACGGCTAAGGAAAGAATAGATTTAATTTCTAATATGCAATCAGTTGAGGAAATTAATGAGGCATTAAAAGGTGAAAAAGCAAAGACTGTTATTGAAGCAGGTAATAATAGAATCAAAACTATTAAACCAGTAATAACACTCCCAGTTGTGGACCCTGAAAAAGTTAGAAAATTGAACGAAGGTATATAAAAATTATAATAATAAAATGGTTGATGAATTATTTTTACAAAGTGCAGTTAACATAAGAAGACAATATTTGAAGATATCTAATAATATGAATCTTTATCATAAGAGGGCTAAAGAGATTATTCAGATTTTGGAAGGCTCTGTGAAAGAACTTGAAGATTTACAAAATAGAATCAAGAATAAAAAGGATATAACGGCGGAGAAATCAATAAATGAAATTATGGAAATAATTCAGAATGTTGAAAGTGAGGGAGAAAGACTTGAGAAATTAGTAGATCCAATGAACAAAGAGATTGAAAAGTTATCGAAAGAGGAGAATGAGTTGTATCGACAAATAAAAGAGAAACACACAAATCTCTCAGATGAACAGATTCTAACATCTGTTCAAAGTAGATTAGAAAAAGAAGGGCTTTAAACATAGAGCTCTTTTTTAATTAACTCATTGAAACATTTGATATTTAATATATATGGAAAAATATTAAATATTAATGGCTAAAATATCAAAATATATAAAACTAGACAAAAACGTTTTATTGGAATATGTCTATAATGATGGTAACCTACTTAGCGAACCATATAATCTTCTAGTTAATTCTAAAGATAAAACAAGGTCTTATATGGCATATGATACCAGTGGAACTGGGAATCAAGAAGTTAATCAATTATTCTCAGTAGACCCTATAACTTATAAGTATGGTAAAGTTGATCCTAGCTATTATTCATTTTTACAAGTAAAAAATTATTCTGCACCATCCCCTATAAAACATGATACATTAAAATTTCATATTCCAATAAATTGGACATTTGGAGAATATCTTGGATTTAATATTAGGGTATATGCGTTTGATTCAAATAATAGAAATCAGTATGATATATCTAATTTTTATTTTGATATGACTGATGTTGATCAGCAAGAACTTCTAAATTTCACATCACCACCTCTTTTATTTCAAGAAAAATTGTGGGGTAAAAATATAACAATCGAAGTTCCTGCGGTAAGTGATGTGTCATCACAACTATCTGGTAATAGACCAATTGATAATAGTATAAATTCTAATCTAACAAATGGTGATGGGTTAAGTTTAACATCTCCAGTTTTTATAGAATTTCGCTTCATAAATAATATACAAACAATAAATGGTGTAACTACTTATTTATTAGAAGCCCCTATATCAACTTCAATACCACAAACACCAGAATATGAAAAATTAGGGTTAAGAATTGAGAATTCTACTAATGGTGATTTCTTTGAAATTTATGGTACTTATGATAATACAATAGGTGGTTTTAAAAAATTCATTGATGATTCTGTATACCAAGATAAGAGATATTACGTTCAATATGATATAACTATGTACGAACAAAATGTGCGTGGTAAGACAATTACATATACAGTAACAGATAATTTCAATGAGAAGATAGATTATCGACCAATCATAAAATATTCGACTACAACTGCTATAATTGATGTTGAGATGAGATTGATTGATGCAGTAGATGGTTCTTATATAATAAGACGTGCATCTTATGGTATGTTACAAGATGAGGTTTCAAAATATTCACTGAATTTAACTAAGATAAATTTAACTGATGCTTATAAACCTAAAATCTATAATATCAAATCATCTATTAACCCAGATTTAGTTGGAGTTTCTAATGCCTTTGGTATAATTCCTATAAATAATAATCCTAAATCACCACCAATTGCTAGAGTAAATACAGATATTCTTTATAATCCGGCTAACAATAATAACCGTGTAACTATTGAACAAGTAAATGTGCCATTCCCTGTATTAGTTGATAGGTATAATATTATGGCTAAATCGGATTCTACAATTTTAGACACTAAATCATTTTATGGGTTTGGTAAATTGCAAATTTTACTTTATCCATTTGATAACATACTAAGCTTCTCTATTGCAACTGGAACTGCAAAGCAACCAAAATACTTGGACATGACTGGTTATAAAGAGATAAAGTTAACAATTAAGAATGATTCTACTATTGTATCATTCACACCATTTATTGAATCTGGTGAAATTGATTTAGTTAATGGTATGATTACTTTTAAAATAAATGAGGCAAAGATTTCGGATATTAAGAAGATATACAATAGTGGAGTTAATATATTTTATATAACAGGTAAAAACAGCTTAACTACATCAGTTATTTATACCGGTTTATTTAAGATATATGATGATATTAATAACATTGATGATTTAAATCAACAAGTAGCAACTTCATCGAACCCAGAGATTATTTTAGACCCTACTATAAATAAACAGATAGCAACTGTAACAACAAGGGCTATTAGTAATATACCGATAGAGAAAGGTAATGGTAAATCAACAACTAATAATATAACAAGTGATGATATAGCTAACCAATTTAATAAAGTTATTACTGATCAAAATGTGAGATTTACAGATGTTTCACCAAAAAATAAATAATTAAAAAATGCGTTTAAGTTCACAATCGAGTCAGTTTATATTTAATCTACCAAATTCATTCTTAAAAAATGAACTAATAGATTCTTATACCCCAGTGTTAGAAAAAAATTGGGTTCAATATGAGAGTGTAATCGACTATTTAAATTCTACTATTAAGTCAGTTAACTTTCCTGGTATATCATTTGATATGCCTATGCAGATAAGAATGCGTGGTAAGGAAAGAAATTTCAAACCGGCTAAAAATATACAGGATATTATAACAACTCGTGAGTTACAGGTTACTTTTAGGTCTGTTGATGCCGATTTAAATTATTGGTTGATGTTTGATATAATAAATAAACATTATCTAGATGTTGAGAATTCATTTTTACAACCTTTCACAATTACTTGTGTTGATATTCACAGAGATGCGATTTACGTAATAAAATTCTTTGAAATTATATTAAGAAGTTTGTCTGATAACAACTTTAACTATTCTCAACAAAAAGTAAACCCTAAAGAATTCACATTAACTTTTAATTATAACTTTTATGATATAGAATTCTTATTAGATAAGAGTAAAGTAATAGAAACTAAAGATGTTCCTATTATCATACAAAAAATCTAATTAAATATTTTTTTAATTTTATCCATCCTTTTTAAAGTAATACCACCTAGTATTAAATTATTAAGGATGGATTTGTTTATTTCATCACTTAAATATTTAGATAGAATAGAAGTTAATTCTTTTTCTGCATTAATACCATAATTTTTAAGTGTTTTCGTCGATTCCACAATCATATTTTTTATATATAAAAAAAAACAACTTGTTTCATGATAATAATATTAGGAGATAAAAGATGGAGATTTCCTGACAAACAAATAAAATCTTGGGATTCCAAGGGTAATATCGAATATCAAAATATACATTTTGAGTTTAAAAGAAAAAGGACCAAGAGAGGTGAGCAATTTATTCCTGATAACCCAAATAATTTTAAAGAAGATAAAGGATTTTTTAGAAATAAAAATAACAAAAATTTACAAGATATAGCTGTTAAAGAAATACCAATCGAATCTACACCAATAGAATCTACTGTTAAAGAAACACCAATCGAATCTAAGAAAATCAGTATTTGTATCTCCGCCTTTAATGCGGCCGAATATATTGAAGAATGTTTAGATAGTATTTCACGACAAACATATTTTAATTCTAATAAAAACTATGAAATATTGTTAGGTATTGATGGTTGTTTTGAAACTCTTAATAAGGTTAATTTAATTAAATATAAGTATAATAATTTAAAAATAATAAATATATCTAAAAATTCAGGACCCTATATTATGTTAAATACATTAATATCACATAGTAAATATGATACAATATGTGTAATTGGTGCAGATGATATTATGTTAGATGATTTCTTAGTTACTAACATTAATGAATATAAAGAAAGTGAAAATTTTGTAGTTGTGAAGTGTGTAAACTTCAATCACCCGAATAAAAATGATAGAGGGTGTGAATATAATCCAGGTGGTACTATCATATTTAGTCGAAATATTTTCTTATCATTAAATGGGTTTGAAATCTGGCGATGTGGTGCCGATAGTGATCTTGTTGATAGATTTAAACGAAATGGGTTATCAATATATAATTCTAATAAAGTGACTATATTAAGACGAATACATGATCATAATCTAATCAATAGTGAGAAATATGGTATTAAAAGTAAATATAGAAAAAATATTCAAAAATTAATAAGAGAGCGAAAAGATACTACTATCATCAATGAATTTATTACACATAATGAAATAGATTTACAAGAACCGTTACAGAAAATGCAATGTAATGTTAGTGAATCTGTTAAAAGATTCAAAGATAAACTTTTTTCAAAATATAACTTTACTGAATATAATGATGAAAATAAACATGCTGTGTTTTTCGGATTGTATAGAACGGAAGATTATGAAAAATTAGTCAACCATAAATCAAATGCGACTGTAATATGGTGCGGTTCTGATTCAATGGTAATTGAGAAGTTTTCACGATACAATTTGAAAGCACCAAACATTACTCATATTGCAATGAGTGAGTTTGTGTCTGTCGATTTAAAAGTACTTGGGATAACACATACAATTTTACCTGTCACACCCACAGACATTAATCAAATTACACCCAAGAATCGTGGTACCTGTATTTACATGTATTCAAGTCGAAAAAATCCAAGTTTTTATAACGAAGATATGGTAGTTGAAATAGAAGAGAGAACTAAATTAAAAGTCATTATTGCATACCGTGATTCATATAATAATAGTGAATTAATGAAAGTATATAAAAAATGTTTCATCGGATTAAGACTTACACCACATGATGGTTTACCAAATACTGTAGTTGAGATGGGTCTAATGGGAAGACGATGCATTTATAACGGTGGACTACCACATAGTATTAAATGGGAAAATATTGACGATATATGTGAATCAATATTACAAGAATATAAAAACAGAAAGAAAAATGACATAAACACAATTTCAAATGATATGTTTAAATTCTTAGACATAAATATAGATTTTGTGAAGAAAGTACAATTGAATATAATGACACATAAAAGACCTGAGTTTTGTTTAGATTTATTAAAGCAAATAAAAGAACAAGATGAGTATACTGATTGTGATATTAATGTGTCTGTTTATCATGACAGGTGTGATTCTAATTACAGTGATGTAAAAAAATTCTGTATAACCAATGGATGGGATTACAAGAAGACAGATAGAAATTATGGTAAGTGGGGATTCTGGGAATTAAATAACAAAATGTACAAAGATTTAAATAATAAACGATTTGATTATTATATACAAATTCCAGACGATATTATAATAGTTAATGACTTTTTTAATAGGTTAACAAAACTTATATCAAAAGATGTTTTATGTGTTAATTTCTTTACATTAAACTCACATGAGAAGATATTTGAGAAAATACCAGAAGCTGAAATAATGGGAACTAAAATAATGGAAACTAACTGGGTAGATACTTGTTTTATTAGTACTTATGATGTAATGAAAAATATACAAATAAAAATTCCAAAAAATTCCATAAATAAAAATAATAAATATGGGTCAGGTGTTGGTGCTTCATTTAGAGATGTATTTAATGAAAAAACCGGTAAAAAAATAATACAAACTAAATTTGCATTATGTGAACATAGAGGAGATATTAGTGTTATGCACCCATATCATAAAAAAATAAATGATGATAAATTCAGAGAACAAGGTGTCATGTATCCAGCAAAAATGAATCTAATAATTAGTGATGTGGAATATGTTAGAAACAAATTTAAAGATGGTTTAATAAATTTAACAGTTGCCCTCCCAATTTTTAATATGGGTCGAATTGTTGAATTAGCACTTGAAAGTTTAGCAAAACAAAAGACTACTACTACTTGGGAATTACTTGTAATTGAAGAAAAAAATAATAAAGATTATGGGCGTGATAAGTTAATGTCTTGGTCTGAAAGATTAAAAGAGTCCGGGTGTGTAAGAATCGAATATATTCAATTAGATGAGTGGATACCACTAGGATTAAAATGGGTAAAATTGGCAGAAATTGCATCTGATTCTAAATGTTTTTTATTACACGCTGGTGATTGTTATTCACATCCTGATAGACTTGAGGAGACATATCAAGCATTCATCACACAAAACTGTGATTATTATGATGAACAAAGAGGATATTTTTATTCATATAAATATGATAAGGCATTGCTTTTCGATGCACACGACTCATGTAATCACCCTTGTAGATTAAATATGGCTTGGTGTACAAAACTTATTAAGAAATTACCAGAAAATGATAAGAAAAAAAATATTGATGTTTATATATTCAACACATTGGAAAAATATGGAAAAATCAAAAAATATAGAGGTCAAAATACACGAACTGATGGTGTTGATATACATGGTTATAATAATATATCTGATAGAGATAGATTTTTCGAACCTTTGGTAGTTCCTGATGAATACTCACATTTATTTGAAAATACTAATATTGATATGGTTACCAACTTACCTATCTTAAAACGATTTAAAGGTTTAGAATTAAATGAAGACCAAATAGCCAAAATAAAAAAGAGTTAAATGTATAAAAAAATAGAGAATATTAAACTACCAGATACTAATGTTTATTTTGAAAAGTCTTCGGCTGATGGTTATGCGTATTTGGGTTATGCGTATCATAAATTGGGACTATCAACCACGGCTATGTTAGATGAGGTTGTTAGCCGAAATAAAACATTAAATGAACCAATTAAAATATTAAATACACAGTGTACAAAAGAAAATATTTACATATATACAGGTTGGGCTTGTTATGAGTTTTTAAAAGAGATTAATAATAGTGAAGCTGTATTATCTATAATTAATAATTTGAAAACAATAGGAAAATACCAAAATGGATACCAACGATATTGTAGTGAGGAGATAAATTATATTGTACCAAATGTTTCAAGTGCAGCAGCAGTTATATATGCAGAGAATAATTTTATTAAAGAAGCAAAGGAACTATTTACAATGTTGAAAGATAATCAGAAAAATGGGAATTGGGAATATTTTAAAATAGTAAATGGTGAATACATCACCAGTAGATATGAAGATAATTTTCATTTAGGCTTAATGCTTTATCACTTTAATGTATTAAAAAAATATTTCTATGATGTAAATCTAATTAAAAATTCATTAAAAACTTTCCTATTGACAGATAATGATTGGTTACAAGATGGATCTATTGGGTGGGGTGTCCCAGTTGGTTACTTAATTTATAAGATATATGGTGTGGAAATTAGTAATATAATAGGAGAAGAAAAATATAATAACAGACTTAGTTTAATATATAAAAAGACATTATCGTATCTGAATCATAAAAACTTTAGAGTTCGTGCGATGTCTGCATGGGTAATAACTAAAATAATAAAAGAACAATATGAAAAGTAAAGAAATATTTGAAGCAGTATCATATGATGAAATATTTAATAAGAATAGTATATATTCAAAACATTACAATGATATCGAACTTTATATAGACGTTTGGAATTATATTATTAGTATATTAAATATATCTAAAAAATATGTTGATTTAGGCTGTGGACCAGGGCATCTTGGTCATATAATGTATGATAAAGGGTTTAAAAATTACACAGGAATAGATTTTAGTAAAGTTGCATTAGATATGGCTAGGGATAAAGTCTCAAAATATGAGTGGGTTGAGGGTGATTTGCGAAAATTTGATTTTACCGAATACAGAGATTGTGATTTTCTAAGTGTTGAGACATTTGAACATATTGATGATGATATTAATGTTATTCAGAATTTACCAAAAAATAACATAATATTTTCAGTACCAAGCTATATGTCTGTAAATCATTATAGGGTATATGAAGATGAGGAATATATTATGAATTATTATAAAGATGTTCTAGATATACACGCGATAAAACGATTCACTGTATCAGAAAATAATTATATTTTTGTTGTGAATGCGACTATAATATAAAAATATAAAGATGTTAAAAATTGTAACAATAATAGGGGCACGTCCTCAATTCATAAAAGCGGCTGTTATAAGTAGATATATTAGGGATTTTTATAATGAGGAAATAGAGGAAATAATTATCCATACTGGCCAACACTATGATAAAAACATGTCAGATGTTTTTTTTGAAGAATTGGACATTCCTAAACCTCATTACCATTTAAATGTTAATGGCTTAGGGCATGGTGCTATGACTGGGCAAATGCTTGAAAAAATAGAAAATGTTTTATTGATAGAAAATCCAGATTGTGTATTGATTTATGGTGATACTAATTCCACTTTAGCCGGTGCATTAGCCGCTAAAAAATTACATATTAAACTCGCGCATGTTGAGGCCGGTTTAAGATCCTTCAACATGTTAATGCCTGAGGAAATAAACAGAATTTTATCAGATCGGATTTCAGATATTTTATTTTGCCCAACTAATCAAGCAGTTAAAAATCTTGAAAAAGAGGGATATAAAAACATGGATATTAAGATAGTTGAGAGTGGTGATGTTATGCAAGACGCAGCATTGTTTTATGAAACTAAATCGAAAATTCCAAATTTGGTTAATCTACCAAAAAACTTTATTTTATGTACTGTACACCGGGCAGAGAATACTGATAATATTGATAGATTGAAGTCTATTTTTTCTGCACTGTTGGAAATTAATAAGAAGAGTAAAATAGTAATTCCTATTCACCCAAGAACTAAAAATATTTTAAATAATATTGATATTGATGTATCTGATATACTTATGATAGAACCAGTTGGTTACTTAGAAATGATACACCTATTGAAAAGTTGTGATTGTGTTGTTACTGATAGTGGTGGGTTGCAGAAAGAAGCTTTTTTCTTTGGTAAGATGTGTCTAACTCTTCGTGATGAAACTGAGTGGGTAGAACTTGTAAATAATTCATTTAATATTATTGTTGGGAGTGATAGAGATATTATAGTAAGTGGATTTAATAGATTACAACAATTGAATCCAAATTTTAAGAAAAATCTATACGGTGAAGGTATGGCTGGTGAGAATATTATTATAGAATTAATAGAATTCTTAAAAATAAAATAAAATAAAATGTTAATAATAAAAGGTAATAAAAGGTGGAGATTTCCAGATTCTCAAATAAAACAATGGGATAATAAAGGTAATGTAGAATACCAAAATATACATTATGAGTTTAAAAGGAAAAGACCAAGTAGAGGGGAAAGATTCATTCCTGATAATCCAAATAACTTTGATGAGTCTGGTGGTGTGTTTATTAATAATTATAATCCAGAATTGAGAAAAAATACACATAAGGCAGTTATTAAAAATAAGTATCAACAATCGACTGAACTATTCAATGAGAATTTTAATGAAGATAAAGTTCTAGCAATTTATTGTGCTTATAATGAAAAGGTCTGGTTACCATTACAATATGAATGGTGTAAGCAAAACGGTGTTGAGATGTATATTGTTGATCATATGTCAGATGATGGTACATGGGAATGGATTCAAGAAAATGATATAAGTTCACATAGATATGATAATGGTGGATCATTTAATTTAGATCAATTACAAAATGAGATGTTAAATGTGATTCATGAACAAAAGCCAAAGTGGATTATATATGGTGATTGTGATACTTTCTTTCAATTGGATAAACCAATGAATGTTGAGTTAAATACTTTAGAAAGTAGGGGACTTAATGCTTTAAATACAACTACAATAAGTTTATATGATACTGGGGAAGAAAATATTAAAGAAGAACACCCAGTTATGATTTATAAATATGGTAAACGAGAAACGAAAAAACAGATAAGAGTATGTAGATATTCAAGTGATGTTAGTTTTAGTAGTGATTTCTTAATAAGGGATAATTTGAATCCTTTTAATTATGGGTTTTTTATAAATTATGGAGGCACTCGTGGTGAATCTAGATTACATGAAACATTAAACAGACGCAGAAAAGCGTGGGATCAAGGATTG